TAATGCTTTGATGAGCCAATCTCAAATGAGAATGGAACTAATCGCTAGAGTGTTTGCTGAAACTGGTGTTAAAGATTTATTTAAAAGAATATTTGAACTTACTTGTAAGTATCAAGATAAGGAAAGAGTTGTAGAATTAAACAACCAATTTATTCCAGTTAAACCTACTGAGTGGAGAAACAGATATAATATATCAATAACAGTTGGTTTAGGTACAGGAAGCTCAGATCAGCAAATTGCTATGTTAAATAATATCTTAGAAAGACAGTTACAAGCATTTCAATTACAGGGTGGTCAAGAATATCCAATGGTCAGTCTTAAAAATATTTACAATAGTTTATCTAAAATTATTGAAAATGCTGGTCTTAAAAATGTTGAAAATTACTTTATCAATCCAGATCAAGGTAAAGGTATGGTTCAGCCGAAAGCTCCACCACCACCTACACCAATTGAGAAAATAGAATTTGCTAGAATAGCAAGTGAAGAAAAACGAAAACTTGCAAGTCTAGAATTACAACTAAAAGAAATTAAAGGCAGTAATGCTAAGATGCTTTTAGAAAACGAAATTAAAATGAAAGAACTTGAGCTTAAATATAATGCTCAAATAGATTCAGCTCAAATTAAGGCAGAAGCAGATTTAAATAAAATGCTAGTTGCTGAGAGTACAAAAGATTTTAGGGATGCACAACAATCACAACAAAACTTAGAACAACAGATTGAGTCATTAAATGAACGACCAGGAAAAGGCAAAGCTCCAACAGGAAGTAAACCAATCCAACAAGGCTAAGGATTTATTTGATAATCCTTTAGTAAAAGAATCTTTTGATAAACTTAAAAATTTATATTCTACAAGTTTATTAAATACTGGTGCTAACGAAACAGACACTAGAGAAAAGCTTTGGTTAGCTTACAATATAGTTGGTAAAGTTGAGCAGCACCTACAAGAAATTTTAGACACAGGAAAACTAGCTTCTAAACAATTAGAAGATTTTAGAACCCAAATAAAAAACCAAAAATTCTAACAAAAAAAGTTGGGATAAGCTAACCTCATAAGAGGAGCTTAACTATAAAGGAAAAATATGTCAGACAATCAAGGCAACCCACTACAAGGATCTGAAACTGATTTGCAAAAAGCTCAAAAGGCTGTAAATGGTTTATTAAACACTCCAGAAGAAACACAAACTGGAGAAACACAACAACAGAATTCTCCTGAACCACAAAATGAGGAATCTTCTAACGAAGAACAACCACAGGAACAGGAAATAAGCGAAGAAACTGAATCAGAAGAAGAAGAAGTTTCAGAGCAAGATGTATCTCAAGACGAAGAACAAATTGATACTCAAGAGAAACAAGATTCCACCGAAGAAGAACTTCACAAAGTGAAAGTTGCTGGTCAAGAATTTGAAGTTACCCTTGATGAGTTGAGAAATGGTTACTCAAGAGATGCTGATTACAGACGAAAGACTGAGGAACTTTCTAACGATAGAAAGAACTTTCATTCTCAATCTGAAAAGCAAAGACAAGACTATTCTCAAAAGCTAAAAGAAGTTAATGAGCTTATGTCTGTTGCCCAAGAGCAAATAAATTCAGAGATTTCATCTGCTGATTTAGAAGCTTTATATGACGAAGATCCAGCTCAAGCTGCAAAGATTGAACACAGGCTAAGAAGAAAGCAAGAAAAATTAAATTCTGCTTTTCAAAAAGCACAATCTGAACAGAAACAACAATTTGATGGATATTTACAAAGTGAAAAGACAAAATTAGTGAATAATATTCCTGATTTTGCTGATCCAGGTAAAGCATCAACTTTAAAAAACAATATGAGAAGTCATTTGGCTAAATATGGGTTTAACGACTCAGAAATAGCTCAAGTATATGACCATCGTATCTTGATGTTGGTAAACGATGCTATGAAATTTGGAAATTTACAAAAAGCAAAACCAAATATTGCTAAAAAGATTTCTAAACCAAGCAGAGTTTTTAAGTCAGGCATTAAAAAAGACAAAAGCGATTATCAATCCAAAGCTGCTAGAGAAAAGTTTGGTCGTCTAAGAAAAACTGGGAGTCTTAAAGATGCTCAGAATATTTTCTTGGATATGATTAACAACTCAAACAAATAGGATAATATAATGGCATTAATTACTAATACTGTTACTAAATATGCTGTAAATGGTCAGAGAGAAGATTTATCTGACATTATCTACAACATATCTCCGACTGATACTCCATTTATGAGTACAATTGGAAAATCAAAAGCAACTGCTGTCAACCATGAATGGCAAATAGATGCGTTAGCTGCTCCAGCTGCCGACAACTACCATTTAGAGGGTGATGAAATTTCTTTTGATGCACAAGCAACTACTTCAAGAATTGGAAACAAAACACAGATTTCAAGAAAAGCTGTAATCGTTTCTGGTACTATGGAATCAGTTGATCTTGCTGGAAGAAATAACGAACTAGCATACCTAATCTCTAAAGCTTCTAAAGAGCTAAAAAGAGATATGGAAACTACTCTTACTGCAAACCAAGCTCCAGTTGATTCAGGTGCTGGTGCTGCTAGAAAGATGGCATCACTAGAGTCTTGGTTAAAAACTAATACAGACAAAGGTGGTGGATCAGGTGCTGATCCAAGTGGATCTGGTACTCATGCTAGAGTTGATGGAACTCAAAGAGCCTTTACTGAAGCTCAACTTAAATCTATGATTAGAAAAGTTTGGACTGAGGGTGGCGATCCATCAATGGTTATGGTTGGTGCTTTTAACAAGCAAAAACTTTCTGGTTTTACTGGTGGTGCAACAAGAATGGATGATGCAGAAAACAAAAGATTAGTTTCTGCAATTGATGTTTACGAAAGTGATTTCGGTGCATTACAAGTTGTAGCGAACAGATTTTCAAGAGCAAGATCAGCTTATGTTCTTTCTCCTGATATGTGGTCTGCTGCATACCTAAGAGATTTCCAAATGGTTGATCTAGCGAAAACTGGTGATGCTGACAAGAAAGCTCTATTAGTAGAATACACACTATGCTCTAAGAATGAAAAAGCATCTGGTGGTATTTTTGATTTAACTACTGCGTAGTTATAACTTTTGTGAGGGGGTATTTATACTCCCTCATAATATTCATTAACATTTTGTTTGGTCTTTGAAGATTTTATTCGGAACGAAGCAATACAAAAAAGGAAAATACAATGCGAACACTTAACGATTATTTTATTACTTCACATATACCCAATGTATCATCTGCATCACAAACTTTCGTTTGTGTACCTGATGGTGGAAGAATAATTAAAATTATTACTCATAACAAAGCAACTACAACAGGAACAGCAGCTATATCTTTTGAAATAGATGGTGTTGCAGTAACTGATGGTGGTTTTAACCATGTAGCATCTGGCTCTGCTGGAAAAGTTACAATTACAGAACCTACAGCTGCAAACAGAGTAGAAGAAAATGGACATATTGAATGTATCACAGATGGTGGTTCAACCAATTCTTCAAAAATGGAAATAACTTTTGTTATCAGAAGATAATAAACGATTTTGTGGGAGATCCTGTCTAGCGATATTTCTCCCACAAATACCAATTAATAAAAGGAAATAAATTATGCCAATGGTAGGAAAAAAAAAGTTTTCATACACAAAAAGTGGAATGAAAAAAGCAAAATCTTATGCCAAGAAAAAAGGCAAAAAAGTTAAAAGTAAAAAAGGAAAATATTAATGTCATATAATTACGCATTAAGACCAGGAACAACACAAAAAATCAATACTAACAACTCATCAACTGCATCTGCTGCATTTGGAGATCAAACTAATTATATTAGAATTGTTGGTTCAGCTAATTTTCATTTTGTATTAGGTGCTTCACCTACTGCAAGTGCTACATCAGCTCTTTTACCATCTGGTGAAGTTGAAATTATTAAAGTTTCTCCTGGCGAAAAGATTGCTGTGTTTCATGGATCATCTACAGATGTTTATATAACTGAAATGGGTGCTTAGTGGCCAAACAAAAGTTCGTACACTTTGTTCCAAGAGATAAACCACCCAAATTAGGTAAACACAAAAAAAATCTTAATAAATCTGAAAAAAGAAATATGAAACTTACTAGATACAAAGGTCAGGGTAGATGAGAAAAATTGGACAAGAATCTGATGGTATTAAAAGCAATACTTATTACGATAATGACAAAGAGGGTGTTTTAGTTAAAACATCAACTGACATAGCTCCAGTTATTAAAACTAACAAAGAACTTTATACTAGGAATGATGGTTACTCACCAAGTAAAGATTTAAAAAGAATAGCAACAATTCCAACAGTTGTTTTAGAAATTTGGACAAAAGAATATAACAACAGTCAAGATGGTAATTGGTTTGCTTTACCTAAAGATGTTCAACACAAAATATTAAGAGAAAAATTAAATAGTTCTGATTATAGATATTTTAGAACTGCACCAGGAAAAATTTAATGGCATTAACTACATACACAGAATTAAAAGCATCACTTGCTAATTGGTTAAACAGATCAGATTTAACAACAGAGATAGCAGATGACTTTATTAAATTAGCAGAAGCTGATTTTAACTCTAAATTAAGAGTTAGAGCTATGATCGCACAAGTAATCATAACTGTTAATGCAGAAACTGTTGCTTTGCCTACCGACTTTTTACAAGCAAGAGATTTTTATACTTTAAGTGGTCAAACAAAAACACCATTAGTTTATACAACACCAGCATCAATGGACACTACAACTGGAACATCAACTACTGGAAAGCCAACTTCATTTACAATTTTAGGAGATACATTTAGATTTTCTCCAGTACCAGACGCATCTTACACAGCTATAATGAATTATTTCAAAAAATTTCCAGCTCTAAGTTCAACTGTTTCAACAAATTATATCTTAGCAAGTCATCCAGCAATTTATTTGTATGGTGCTTTATTTCATGCAGCAAACTTTTTAGGTGGTATTAATCCACAACAAGTTCAAACATGGCAACAAATGTATGCAACTGCTATGGAAAGATTAGAATTAAACGATAGAGAAGATGAATACAATGGAAGTCCATTACAAGTAAGAACTGTAACATCAGTAGCTTCTCCATTTGTTTCAACTTTATAATAGGAAAAATTTATGCAATTACCTTTTGGCGAATGGTTGCCAGACCAACCTGATAATTTAAATCCAGGTGCAACTGTGGCGACTAATGTGTACCATGCCCAGACTTCATACAAGCCTGTAAAAGGTTTAGTACCTTATAGTGGTGCATCAAATGTTACACAAAATGCAAAAGGTGCAGGTAGTTTTAGAGATAACACAAATACAGTATTTACTTTTGTAGGTACAAAAAACAATATTTATAAATTAACATCTGGTACTTTTACATCTGTTAAAGGTAGTTTAACTATATCAGGTACAGATACAGACTTTTTTACATTTACACAATTTGGACAATACATAATAGCAAGTAATGGTGTTAATGCACCGATGTATTATCTAATGGGTACTTCAACTAACTTTGCAACACTACAAAGTATTGCAACAGCAGGAACAGTACCATCTAAGTTTAGAGTAAGTGGTGTGATTAGAGATTTTTTAGTAACTGGTAATATTGAAAATGCGAAAAATAAAGTTGCATGGTCAGGTATTAACGATATTTCTACTTGGGAAGCAGGAATAAGTTCATCAGATACTCAAGTTCTACCAGGCTCAGGTGGTCAGGTAGTTGCGATCACTTCTGGTGAGGTTGGTTATGTATTTAGACAAAACCAAATAACTAGAATGGACTTCGTTGGTGGAAATGTAGTTTTTAGATTTTCAGTTATATCTCCTAATAGAGGAGCTGTATTTGGACAAAGTGTATGTCAGGATAATAGACAAGTTTTCTTTTATGCTGACGATGGATTTTTTCAAATTAATGGAGATCAAGTTTTACCTATCGGTGCAGAAAAAGTTAATAGATTTTTTGATCTTGATTTAAACAAAGCATTTACTGATAGAATTACAGCAGCAGTAGATCCATTTAATACTTTAGCGATATGGTTATATCCAAGTAAAAACAATCCAGGAAATACTACAGGTATTTGTGATAGATTACTTATTTATAATTATGTTACTCAAAAATGGTCAATTGCTAATGTTCAAGCATCACAAATTTTTGAACAGTTTGTAAGTTTTAACACAGTTGAGTTAATGGATTTAATATCTGAAAACTTAGATGAAATTAATATTTCATTAGACACACCTTATTGGACTGCTGGACATTTAAGATTAGGTGCTATTGATGAAAATTTTAAAGCAGCTATTTTTTCTGGAACAAATTTAGAAGCTGAATTAGAAACTAGAGAACAAGAAATATTTCCAGGTTTAAGAGCTAACATTACAGGCATTAGACCCATTGTTGATGCAACTGCAAATGTTACAGTTAAAACTAGAGATAAATTATCTGATACAGTTACAACTTCTGCATCAAGTACAGCAAATACAACAGGCATAAGTCCAGTAAGACAATCTGGTAGATACTTTAGAGCAAATGTAAAAGTACCTGCTGGAACAGTTTGGAGTCATGCACAAGGAATAGATTTAAAAGCTAGTCAAGGTGGCGATAGATAATGAGTGATAAAATAGATATTGATAATATTAGATATTCAATTGAAACACAGGAATTTTTTCAAAGACAAGTTGAGGAAGCTGTGAATACATTAATTAACAAGAACAATGCTGAAAGCGATAAAGCTTTTAGTTGGTTTATGAATTAGGAGCAAATAAATGGCAGGAATAAAAGACTACTCAACAACACAAGCAAGTAACACTTCTTTAAATGGAATAAATACAGCAGAGGGAATGTTACCTAGTGATTTGAATAATGCGATTAGAGCATTAATGAAAAATACTAGAGATTTTTATAATGATAGCCAATGGGTAATTTTTGGTGATGGTAGTGGAGCATATACTCCAGCTTATGTAAGTGGAACACAATTTACTATTACATCAACAGGAAACGATTTAACATCAAACTATCATGCAAATAGAAGAATAAAAGCAACAGGTACTAATACTGGTACAAAAGTTGGAACTATATCTTCATCAGCATATTCTAATAATGTTACTACAGTTAATGTTACATGGGATTCAGGTGCTTTAGGAAACGATACAGATTTAGAAATTTATTTAGCAGGATTAACTGCTACAGATAATTCAATACCTTTAGGGGTTATTAGCTCAACTAATCTTGCAGATGGTTCAGTAACCACTTCAAAGATTGCAAATGATGCTGTCAATAACGATAAAATTGCAGACAATGCAGTTCAAGCATCACAAGTAAATGCAAATGCAATTACAGAAGCTAAGATTAATGCAGGAGCAGTAACTGCAACTAAAATTGGAACAGATGCAATTATTACATCAAAAATTTTAGACGATAATGTAACGACTAGCAAAATACCAGATAATGCAATTACGACTTCCAAGATAA